GAATTTACAGTCTACACCAGCTAAAAAATCAAAGCAATGAACAGAAGGATAATAACTAAAGCAATTCCACAATTGTAAGGAGTCAACCGACATATCGGGCACTTCGGTTCTTTGAAGATGTTTTTGGAAAAAAGCTGAGATAGGCAAGCGGTAGTAGATCGCACCGTTCGGCAACATAATATGAAATAAGATTGCACGACCGGATATGCTTGCGATACCAAAGATGACGCAGTCCTCTTCGCCCTTTCTCTTTGGATCCATATCATATAGATACTCTTTGCGAATTTTACAATATATCGGTGGTATGTTTGCGTTAAGATATGCCATAGTTTTATCATTTTATATCTCCCCAATTATCCCCTTTTTCATAATCTACTTTGTTTGGAACTTCTAACTCTACAGCAGCTTCCATAATTTCAATAATTTGAGCAGCCATTTTATCATCTTTTACAGAGATGTCGACCTCGTCGTGTATCTGAATATGAGGAATGATTCCATTCTCATATAAAGCAATCATTGACCTCTTAGTCATATCAGCAGCTGACCCCTGAATAAGTCTGTTTAAGGCTTTGTATGTAAATGCTCTTTTTAATGGCTCACCATATTCCTTCCGTGCTTGTTCCAAAGGTAGCGGTTTATTTATACCAAATTTTAAAGGTTGCCACAATTCAAAATGACAAACTCTTCCTAACAATGTTCTTATCTTTCCTCTATCGTTTGCTACTCTAGATACGGTATCCATTAATTCTTTTACAAAAGGAGCTCTTGTGTTATACTGTTTGATCAATTTTTCAGCTGAATCTTTCATTAATCCTAATTCAGCCATTAATTTATTTTTACCCATTCCATACATTAAACCTAAGTTAATGGTTTTAGCTTGTTTACGTTCAATACCTGCCATATCTGCAACTACTTGGTGAAAGTCCGCGTTCCCCTGTTTGTATGCATCTACAATTTCATCCACTCCTCTAAGTTTTTGTAACTTAGCATAATGAACTAATATCCTTGGTTCTTGTTGAGAGTAATCAAAACAACCCCACTTGTGATCTTGTTCAGGAATAAAAATAGATCGTATCATTGGTCCCAATTCAGGATGTCTTGCAGGGATTTGTTGTAAGTTTGGATTAGACATTGAAAATCTTCCTGTCACCGTTCCACCGTCATCAGAACGTATTTGATTAATGTCTGCGTGAATTCTTCCTTTGTGTGCGTGTTTAGTAATCGTATCAATAAAAGTTGTATGTGCTTTATTTATTTCTCTTGCATTAGAAATACATTGTGCAAGTTCGTGTGGGTGATTGGCTAAAAAGTTTCTTGTAAAACTTGGTGCTCCTGACTTTTCTGTTTTATCATAAGGAAGATTTAAAACATCAAATGCTTTTGCAATAGAGGAAGCAGCCCATAATTCTACATTAATTCCTGATAAGTCTTTGATTCTATTGATTAATTCTTTCTCTTGTTTCATTAAATGTTTTTTAATTTTATCTGCTTTATCTAAATCAACAGGTACTCCTTTGAATCTCATATCAACTAGACAAGGAAATAGTTTTGTTTCTATATCAAAAATATTAGTTAGTTCTTGAGCATAAATTTCGGATTGTAATCTTTGCCAAAGTTTTAAGGTAGCTTCTGCATCTTTTTCTGCATACTGTCCAACATACATTGAAGGTAATCTCCACATATCTTTTTTAGGATCCAAACCATATTCTTTTGCAGCTGCTTGTAATACTTTTTCATCTTTACCTAAACCAACATATTCTTTTGCTAAAGAATCTAAACGATAGGATAGTCTATTTTCATTAATTAAAGATCCTGCAATCATTGTATCTACAATTTTTCCTTTAATGTTTATTCCAACAGACCGTAACCAACACACATCATACATTGCATTATGGAAAATAAAGGTAACATCTTTTTTTTTAAATAAATCTTTTAACCAGGATAGTACCAATCCGCGGTCCATATTCCCTTGTTCGTGACCAATAGGATAATAACCAGACCATCCCTCTACGGCCACAGCTATTCCTGCTATATGTCCACGACCAACCACGTTCCCCGATCCAAGGGTTGTTAGTTCCGGGTCATTAGTTTCTAAGTCTACCGCAATTTCTTTATAACCTGTTAAATCTTTTAATTCATCAGGCATTACCCATTCTGTTTCAGGAGTAAATAAAGGTATTTGTGTAGTTCTCATTTCTTTTTTCTCATCTGTTCAATTTCTAATTCACAGTAATGAATAATTTTTTTTAAATCTTCTATTCCGTTTTTATCTTTATATCTTACTACGTATTTAATTACGTTTCCTTGAAAAAAAGATAGATCATTAGCTGTGATAAATTCATAAGGTTGAATGTTATGTTTAGCATAATGATCTCCACCTTCTTGTCTTGCTGATGGAAATGCTTTTTCTAATTCTGTTTTATTTGTCATTATGTATCTTTTTTAGTAATAATCGTAATTCACCTAACGTAACTTTATTATTAACAGCACCTAATTGTAGTAGTTTTTTATATATTTTTTTCATAATAAATAAGCCCTTTCAAAGTTCTTTGGATCTACTATATGTAATTCTTTTTTAGCCCTAGTTGCACCTGTGTAAAATAAACGATGCAATTCATCTGGGTCGTTTGCAAACGTTTCTAACGCTGCATTCGTTAAATCTTGTAATAATAACACCTTTTCTGCCTCTCCTCCTTTAGCTCCGTGAATTGTAGACATTACAATTCTTGGATTCTTATTTATTTTCTCACCGTTTGCTCTCATATTCCTTATATAGTTTTCTGTAAAAGTGTCTAGTCCTTCAAAAGAATCGTACCAAACTTTATCTGTCAATAATCCGTATTTTTCCTTACATTCTTCTAATGTATATTTTTCCTCTGAATGTAATAATTTTCCTGTTCTAAAACCATCTGCAACACTAGTTCCTAAATATTCATATATATTTTTAATTTCTATATTGGTTAATTCACAACCTTTTCGCCAATTTTCCCAATTGTTTAATGCAAATAATAGTTTTAAACTAATAGAATTCTGTCCTTTATATTGATAATACCAGCCTCGTAATTCACATAATTCTTTTACATCATCTAAGAAATGATTCGCTGAAGATAACACTAACCAATTACCTTCACTCATATCTACTTGAGTTACATCGGAATATCGTTTTAAGATACCTTCTTCTTGTCTTGGTTTATATTCTTTATCAAATCTATTTTGAACTTTAGTAATAATCTTTTGAGATAGTTGATGAATGGGTCCACCTGGTATTCTATAAGATTGTTCTAATGTTTTAATACTGTCCACTTCTTCTTTTAATGCAATAAAATGATCTACGTCCGCTCCTGCCCATTTAAAAATAGCTTGATCATCATCTCCTGCAATATACGTTTTATCTGTATTACTCCAAATACAACGAACCATATCCCATTGTAATAAAGATAAGTCTTGTGCTTCATCAATAAATAATACTTCAAATTTAGGACTAATTTGTTTTTCAATAAAATCTTCTAATAAATCTGTAAAATCTTTTAATCCTTTTTCTTTTTTAAATCGTTGTAGTTCTTCTGATAATAAATAAAGTGTATTTCTTTCTATATCTAAAATATTTTTTCTTGAATCATAGTAATCTAATAGATCCATTCGCTTTACTCTAGCTGTATTAATAATGGTTAAGTATTCATTATCACAATTAAATGTTCCATCTTCTACGGAAAACCTAGCTGTTTTAATAGGAATACCACATTTATGACCAAATTCTTTATAGTCTTCTGGTTTCATCATCTTTTCTTTTGTCATTGATAGCATTTTAAATGCGTAAGAATGAAGTGTTCTAAAGTTCTCTAGATCATTTTCTATATCTAAACCAAACTTTTCAGCTGCTCTTGATGATGCTTCTCTAGCTGCTTTTCTTGTAAAAGAAAAATAACCTATTTGTTTGGGACGTACACCTTGTTGAATAAATTCATCTACTAAATTTAATAACGTTGTTGTCTTCCCTGTCCCTGGTGGTCCTAGTATTATCGTTTTCATATTTTAATAATTTATGTCGTAAAGACAAGTTTTCTATTTCTAATAACATTTTTTCATTCTTTAATACTTCAATCTCCATTCTAAATTTTAGATGCCAATTGATGCCTATATCGTCCATTAAAAATGATTCTCTTGATAAGCAACTTGTGATACACTTGCTTCTGTTTTTTTCATTGTTTTTATTTTAATTAGTCTTGGATTTTGTTTTTTAACCTGAACTCTTACTTCATCTACAAAACAATCTAATTGTTTTAATAAGTTTCCTGTTTTAATTTTATCCATTTCCCAATTATTTTTCTTACAATAATTATAAAAATCTTCCATTCTAAAGTAAGTAAATACTCTTGCTTCATCGGTGAAAGGAAGTTTATTAAAGATATCATCCATTGTTCTTGCAGACTGTCTATTCGTAGTCCAATCTTGTAATAAAGAAGTAATCTGATTCATTGGATCCAAAGATTCTAATGGTTCTATTTCTTGTAATCCATTATCAATTAAAGATTTTAAATAATGATTCTTCCAATCTTTTGGTTTTGGTACAGGAACAATTAGATTAGCTTGATCTAAACAAGCCAATGCAAATAATCCTGCATTATATAATTGTTCTGTTTTTAATTCTATTCTTGATTCTCCTACATCTAAAAACCATTGTGGTGGTTTAGATGCATACTTTGTTAAGTTACCTAGTATTGGCATTTCTTCTTCACCAAACCCTACTCCAAATTTTTTCATTCTACATAAAGCAGAATTACATACAGAATTAATAGGTGCATCTTTACATCTATACTTATCGTATCCTTTTCTATTGACAGACTTAATTAACATCTGAACCTCGCTGTTACCTAAAGGAGGTTTCATATATTCTATATTTGCTTTAATTAATTCATCTTCCCAACTATCAGGTTTTGCTTGTTTAAAATAAACTGCAATATTAAATAATGCATTGTTTCTTGCACCTTCTCCAAATCCATCTTTTGCTAATTTATTTAAACAAGGTGGACCATCTTCAAAAGCTTCTATTATTTTTGGTTTTTGTATTACAACATTCTCCACTTTTTCTTGAGCGTATTTATCATAGAGCTCAAAGAATTCTTTCATTGTTGCAGCTTCACCATTATCTTTGATAGCATATCTAAGTCCTTTCATTTGATTGTGGTAGGGTAAGTTTAAGAAATTACCTGTATCACCACGTTCCACGAGTATTTCTACTTGTTTAGGAAATATTTCAGAACCTTCATAACCTAATGTTACGGCCATCTTTTTTAATGCACCTTGCATTTGAGATGCAGGAATAAAATCTTTAGTAAATAAAAATACGTGCGCTCCTCCTGATTTAGAACGACATACCACTAAAGGTAAATTTAATGATCTTATATTATTAATAAGGCTACGGTGATCAAAATTATATTCATCAATATCAATACACCCCCAACGACAAGAATTATTTTCGGTAATCGGTATAATCCCAAGAGCGGGTCCTTCACCATTAAGATGTTTTTCCCAAAGATCATCTGTAACATTCCCTCTAACGATAAACGCTTTGCCTTTTTGTTTCCCATTCTCATCTCTATCTCCTTTCTGATATTGGCCATATGCAATCTTTAGGCCTTCAAATATGCTTTTAAATTTTTCTTTCATTTATTCTCCAATATTAAAAAAGGGGGCT